CTTAAGATTGAAGACTCGCGTTTCCGCAATGCGGCGTCAGCAATTCCGTCTGGCATCCTCAAGCAAACAGGTGGCGAGCCTCTCAGCGCTCAAGAACTTGCAGATCTATCCGCTGCATTTAACGCAGCTCGAGCAACCAATCAAACTGCAGCGCTCAACGAATTCCTGAGCTACGAGCCAACCTCGGCAACACCGGACAAGATGCTGCTCATTGAGTCAGCCAACTACAGCGCACTTGACATCGCCCGTCTCTGCAACGTTCCCCCATACTTGCTCGGCGTTTCCACGGGTTCCTACGCCTACACCAACAGCCGAGAGTCACGCATTGACCTTTGGACATTTGGAACCAAGATCTACGCAGAGTGCATCGCATCAACGCTCAGCTCTGACTCAATCCTCCCACGCGGGACCTTCGTAGAGTTTGACGTGGACGACTTCATCGGCGAATTTGAGGAGACCTCAATGGCACAAGAAGACGACCGAGTACCAGAAGAAAACACACAGGAGCAAATTGCATGATCCGTTTCACATCCGACACCATTACCGTCAGCGCTGCTGCCGGCGAGGAAACAGGCGCCCGTCAAATCGACGCCATCGCCGTCCCTTGGAATACTTTCGCAACCGTCAGCGACGGCACCGAGGTCATGTTCAAGGAGGGTTCACTGCCTGTCGATGGCAAGGCCCCGCGAGTTTTCATGTACCACGATTCGTCACAGCCAGTCGGCATCGTGTCCGAGCGAGTGTCAACCGATGAGGCCATGCTTGCGAGCATGAAGATTTCACGCACCTCAGCTGGCGACGACGCGTTAACGCTCAGCGCCGATGGCGTTATGGAAGTTTCCGTCGGTGTAAACCCGACCGAGTTTTCATACGACGACATGGGCCGCATGATTGTCGAAAAAGCCGATTGGATGGAATTGTCATTAGTGCCCATCGCGGCCTTCAAAGGTAGTACCATAACCCGTGTAGCTGCGTCAGCAGAAACAGAACCCGACACAGAAGAAACCACAGAACCAGTCGAGGAGACACCAGTGGAAGCAACCCCAGCAGCTGAGGCAGTAGAAGCAGCAGCAGTTATCCCAACCGCCCCAATCCCTGCACAGGCTAAGCGCGAATTCCGCATGCCATCCGCAGGCGAGTATCTCGCAGCAATGCACATCGGTGGCGACACATTCGCCAAGGTAAACGCTGCATACCGTGAAGCAGCAGTCGCAGGACGCTCAGTTCTTGAAGCTGCAGCTGGCGATCAGTTAACCACTGACACCCCCGGTTTGCTTCCAGTTCCCGTGCTTGGACCTCTTGTTCAGGACCTCAACTTTGTGCGTCCAGTTGTAAACGCAGTAGGCGCTCGCGCTTATCCAGACGGTGGAGCACAGAAGACCTTCGTGCGTCCAACCATCACGACCCACACTTCAGTTGGTACACAGTCAACCGAACTCACAGGCGTGACAGCACAGACCATGGTCATCGCATCCAACACAGTGAGCAAGACGACTCTTGCCGGACAGGTGACATTGTCAGTTCAGGACATTGACTTCACAAGCCCAGCAGCAATGCAGCTCATCCTCAATGACCTCATGGGCGAGTGGATGTACGAGTCAGACAACTTCGCAGCTGACGCACTTCTTACCGCAGCAAACTCATCGGGCGTCTGGGACCTCACCGCAGCAGACCTCGTGAAGAGCATTTACGACGCAGCCAAGGACATCTCCTCGGGACGCAACTGGTTCCCAACCCACATGTTCGTCTCGCCAGACGTATGGGCACAGCTTGGACAGGTCGTTGACTCGACGAACGCTCCACTCTTCCCATTCGTTGGTGCAGGCCTCACTGGCATGAACCGCCTCGGTTCACAAAACGCGACATCATGGAACGGCAACCCACTCGGTCTCGAACTTGTCGTTGACAGCAACTTCGCTGCGAAGACCATGATCATCACCCGCGTCGGCACCGGCAACGGCGATGCGTTCGAGTACTACGAACAGCAGAAGGGCCTCATGAGCGTTGAGCTTCCAAATACTTTGGGACGCCAATTCTCCTACCATGGCTACGTCTCAACATTCGCTGCCATCTCCGGAATGATCCGCAAGATCACTCAGGCCTAAGCGAAAGGGGCGCCGCATGGCGGTGTTCACAGTTATTAGCCGTCAGCGTTTAGATGATTACGCAGTCGTCCAGACGCTGACGGCGACTGACATTGAAGTCGGTCAGAACATCACCCTCGCTGGTGTCGACTCAGGCATCAACGGAACCTTTGTTGTTCTCGCATGCCCCCAGTATGAATACATGGGTGCAAACATTGACACGGGCGAACTCATGTTTAATGAGACCATCCCCCATGCCAACCAGTTGCTCGTGCGCTCAGTCGGTGACGATGTCCAGTGGGGCACACAGTTACCGACAGCGACCTGCACGTGGACGCTCACCTGCACATGGGTGACCGCCGGCGAAATTGAGGACTATGTCGGGATTCTGACAGCGTCCGCAGAAGAGGCCGCGTTCTTGACTCAATGCGCTGCTGCTTGTAATGCGTTTGCGTATCGTCGCAGATACGAAGCGGGCTACCTGCAGGACAGCCTTAGCACTGCTCCATCTGGCGACGTCAAGCTCGGGACCATCATGATTGGCGCTGCGTACTACAGGCAGAAGGGCAGCTTCAACACGATTGCTACCTTCGACGGCATGGGCGCTCCACCGTCCACCGGTGTCACCCCAATGGTCATGCAGCTCCTCGGCATCAACCGTCCGCAGGTTGCGTAATGGCGTACACGGATCTATTCAACGAGGCCATCGACGACCTCACCACAACGCTAAACACCATCACAGGTTTACGCGTCGTCACAGATCCGAAAGCCATCAACCCACCGTGCGCTTTTTTAGATGCCCCATCATTTGACGCACTCAACTACAACATCGTCCGCATGACATTCCCTGTCCGCGTAATCGGCACAGGCCCTGTGGACCTCAATGGTCTGCGTGTGCTTCTCAGCATTGCAGCTGCGTTGCTCACAAAGAATGTGGCAGTCCTTGACGGACGGCCATCAGTACTCAACATCGGCGGTCAGGACTACGGTTCATACGACCTCACTATCGCAATGCAGGCACAGACATCATGACTGATTACATCGTAAACTCACATCGCGTCGGCGCTGTCGGCTCGAAGCTCAACATCTCTAAGCACATCACCGAGAAGGTGCTGGCTTATTTGCTGAAAGCAGGCTTTATCACTGAAGCCTCCCAAGCACCTACAAAATCTGCTAAAACAGAACCCAAGCAAGAACTCACCGAGGAGTAAACCCCATGGCCGCTACCACCACCACCTACCTTTCTAACCCAGACGTGCTCATTAATAGCACCATCTCACTCCGCGATCAGTGCAGTGCAGCAACGCTCACACGCACCGTTGAGGCTCTCGAGTCCACCGCGTTTGGTGACTTGGCTCGCTTCTATGTCGGCGGTCTTGAAGCAAACGAACTCACGCTTACTCTTTACATGAGCTACGCAACCAGCGAGACCTACCAAACTTTGTCAGGCCTCGTCGGCACACAGTTTGACGTCATCGTTTCACCAGGTTTGCCAAGCGCACCGGGCACCTACAGCCCCAGCAATCCGGGTTTTAAACTGAGCTCGTGCTTCCTTTCTTCGCTACCTGTCATCAATGCCACCATGGGAGAGCTCAGTACCATCGACATCACGATTCAGGGCGGCCTCTACTCCGTAGACGTTTCCTGATCTAACAACTAGGGAGAAACAACATGAAACTCACACTCCGTGTGGACTTCACTGATGGCGCACAAGCGACCGTCACCACCAACCTTTGGGTAATCACCCAGTGGGAACGCAAGTACAAGTCCAAGATCACACAGATGGCCACCGGCATCGGAGCCGAGGACCTCGCCTTTCTTGCCTATGAAGCATGCAAGGTTCAGAATGTTGTCGTCGACGCAGCCTTCGATTCTTTCATTAAGAAGGTGGACAAGGTTGAGGTGCTTGATTCCGAAAACGAAAACCCTACCCAAGGGGAACCCAGCGCCGACGCCTAGCAGAATTGCTAGTAGCGACGGGCTGGTGGCCCCCAGCCATTGACTTTGACACCAACGATCTAGCGACCGTCGTCAAAGTCCTAAACGAAAGCCGCAAGCAATGACAGTCGAGATGCACTACGAGGTCTACGGACTTAAGCAGGCGCTCTCTGAACTGTCCCGCGTTGACCGCCGTTTGCGTTTACAAATCACCAAAGACTTTAAGCAGCTCACCAATCCGCTGGTGGCAGACATCCGCAGTGACATTCCGCTGGAGCCGCCTATCTCTGGTATGGGTCGCAAGTGGGTGACGCAACGTGGCTATCAACTGTTTCCATGGAATGGCTCGGCAGCAATGACCATGGTTAAGCAAGCCGTCAGCGCAAAGAAGCCCAAGGAGTTTGCCGGCATCGTCCGCAATCTTGCGGTCTTCTCGGTCAAGTGGCAAGGCATGGCTAACACGGTTTACGACATGGCTGGCCGCAGCAATAAAAACGTGCTCGGTGATCGTCTCGCAGAAAAGCACGGCAAGCCTTCACGCATTATGTACCCAGCGTTTCAACGCCACGAGGGCGAGATTCAGCAGGGCATGCTTGACATCGTTGAGAAGGTTGGCAACGCCGTAAACCGCAACTTAAAGGTCACGCCCAAATGAGCATCATTCTTAACATCGTCGCTGACGCCAACCTCAAAGGCATTAAGAGTGCCATCAAAGAATTTGAGAGCTTGAAGACAAGCGGAGAGAAGGCATCGTTTGCCATCCGCAAGGCAGCGCTTCCAGCTGCTGCCGCAGTAGCGGGTCTTGCCGCTGCAGGTCTGTCGGCTGCTAAGGCTGCGGCCGATGAAGAACTAGCCATGAAGAAACTGGCGACACAGATCAACAACTCGACGCGCGCCACATCTTCGCAAATCACCGCCAATGAGGATTTTATTTCCAAATTGCAATACACCGCGGCCGTCTCGGATGATCAGCTTCGTCCGGCCCTGTCCGCTTTGGTCACGGGTACAAACGACCTCGGGTATGCCCAGAAACTTTTAGGCGTTGCATTAAACGTGTCCGCTGCCACGGGCCAAGATTTGGGGTCCGTTTCTGAGGCGCTTTCACGTGGGTATGCCGGCAACATGCGGGCGCTTTCTGCATTGTCGCCAGAGATTAGAGCTGCCGTCAAGAACGGTGCGGACTTTGCCGACGTGCTCAAGATTCTCGAGGACAACTTTGCAGGCGCATCAGACGCAGCTGCCAACACTGCAGCGGGCGGTCTCGCCAAGATGCAGATTGCTCTCGACGACGCACAGGAAACAATCGGCACAGCACTCATCCCGTACCTAGTTGCATTTGCGGACGCCCTCGCTGGTGCTGCTAAATGGGTTAAAGAAAACACAGGTCTCGCCATTGCGTTTGGTGTCGCCGTCGGTGGCATTGGCGTAGCGCTCCTAGCTGCTAAGGCTGCCTTTGTCGTTTACAACGCCATTGCTGCAATCACCACCGCAACCAACACAGCGCTCGCAACGTCAGGCTTCGCTGTCCAGATTTCTACTGGTGTCGGTATTGCCTCTGCTATCGCCGGTGCAGCTGCTCTCGCTGGTATTGCTGTCACAATCGCCAAGGCCACCAAAGTCAACAACGACTACGCCGCGTCAGTTGATGGCATTACTAACTCGTATAAGGATTGGCTCAATGGCATTGCTGCTGTAAACGCAACCCTCTCAGTGCTAGATCAGTTGGTCGCCAAGAACGAGGCAGCGCAAGCATCGGCAGCCGCAGCCGCTAAGGCCGCAGCAGACAAGGCCAAGGCAGCCGCTAAGAGCTTGTTTGAGTCAACGAAGAAAGCAATCGAGGCAGGCAAGCAAGCGCTACGCGAATACGCCTCATCGCTCGCTGACGCGGTGCGTGGGTGGATTTCGCTATCAAGTGCCGTAAGCAACGCCACAGACTCCGAGAACACTTATCAGGACGCTCTCAAGGAGCGCATGGACGCCTATGAGGAACTGAACAAACTCCAAGCCAAGGGTCTTTACACCACCGAGGAAATGGCTGCTGCTACCGAGCGCGTCGCGAAGGCGGAGGCTGGACTGAATACAGCGCAATCTCAGCGCACCAACTACTCTCAGCAGTTTGCCGAGCAGATTGCAGCAGCCAAGAAGTTTGGCGGGCAACTTCAGCAACTCATTGGGGCAGGTCTTGGCAGGTCAGGGCTGGCACAGCTGATGAACCTTGGCCCAGTAGCTGGCTCTCAAGTCGCTGCCGATCTTCTTGCCGGCACTGGTGGGATGACAGTCGCAAGCCTAAACGCAGACCTTGGCGCAATCGACACAGCTGGTGCAGCGCTCGGCACTGACGCCATCGCTGGCGACATGTCTCTGCTTAATCAAGCTTCTGCTACTCGATCTGGAAACAACATCAGCATCACTGTCACAAGCGCCGACCCTAACGCTGTAGTCGCAGCGCTTCAGAAGTACGTCCGTACCTCAGGACCGGTGCCTATTAAGATTCGTAACCCATAATGCCTGGGTACCAAATTCCATGGGTGTTGACTAATCAACGCACAAGTCTGAATCTTCCTTTTTTAAGCGCATCAATTAACTACGGCCGCGCCACATACATGGACGTTTACAACGGTGGCGGTCTAACTTTTACAATCAACAACAACAACAACGAAGCCGCGTCAATTCAGATGGGCGATTCAATCAGGGTGCAGGCGACTGGCAGCAGCTACGACGTGGGCTATTGGGTAGATGAAATTCAATGTCAGGATTATCCAGGAGACACAGGACTTGCAACCGCAACCATCGTCTGCTCGGATGGCATGGTGCGCCTCGGTCGGCGTTTACTTAACAAAGCCTTGACGCTTTCCTACTCTGGAGAGCAAGCGGTGCAAATGAGTGACGTCACTCAGTCTCCTGGTATTACCGCAGCTGGTCTTGGCAAGTCTTTGGTTTCAGCAATCAATTACAGCGGCGCACCAATGCAACGCCTCAATCAGTTAATCAACACCGAACGAGGTGTGATCCGTTGCCGTGGTTATGAGGTTTACTACATACCCCGCGAACAAATAAATCAAAATTCGCTATTTAGCACTATCTCAATTGGACCCACTAAAAGTGGGACTCAAATCGGTTACGAGCAGTTTTCACGCACCGGTCTGGGCCTCAACTTTATGAACACAGTAACGGTGACCCCAACGGGGGGAGGCGAGCAAATCGCCACTAACACCGCCAGCGTGACTGCCTATGGATCTGCGTTTTATTCGCTTCAGTCTGAAGACTCAACAAACTCCCAAGCTTTGGGACTTGCTGAATGGCTTTCCAATAGTCAATCAGATCCAAGCGCTGAGCGTTTTGAGGTTGAGTTTACGGACAGGTCTCAAAGCCAGACACCAATCATCAGAATGCTCGCGACCTTTATGAGCTCCTACATCTATGACCTGAGCTATCGCATCCCGAACGCTGCAAGCCTTACGAACACTAAGGCAGTGATGGAGGGTTACAGCATTAACATCACTCCTAGTGAGTCGCAAATTCGAGTCGCGCTTTCTCCGTTTACGTACTATCAATTCTTTACACTGGACTCAGCCACTCTCGGCGTCCTTGATACATCACGATTAGGTTGGTAACTAAATGACTTTTCCATCATTCTCTGCAGGCGAGGTTCTCCGCGCTACCGACATGAACGCTGTGGGTTTGTGGCTTGTCAAGTCTCAGGCTGTGGGCACTGGCGTTTCTAGCGTGACTGTGACGGGGGCGTTTAGCGCCGATTACGAGAACTATCTAGTGACTTGGAGTGGTGGCACTCTTACCGTCGATGGCAACATGCACCTA